TCTACTTTAACACCACGAGTCAGAATGCAGTTTGAGATAACATCTTTTACTGCTCTTGCAATTTGCTTAGGATCCTCAGTCTCCATCGCAATGATAAGGATCTTTTCTTCTTTAACTAAGAAGGGGCGGTATTTTACTTTCTTTTTATTCGAAGGCAACTCAATTTCATACGTCGGAGTCGCAATGGTTGGTAAAGGCATAATAACCCAAAAAGTTCAGTTAGAAATATTTAGAGTGGAAATTAGAGAACCCTTTCTCTTGCAACTGGTCTTGATGTAAGTTTATCATTGACAATTGCTTCACCTGGTCCAACATTAGGAGGTCTAAATCTCACACCACCAGCACCTGCTGCACCAGCAGACATTGGAACAAAACCACCACCTTGTGAACTACCATTCAAGAAGTTGAAACCCTTGAATGTCATGTCTAGGTTATTATCAGACCCGCTGTAAACAGCATAACTTGAAGTCTTTCCACAAACATATCTGTCAAAGTTGAATGATGCACTAACTTTTAAGATATCAGAGTTTGCATATGATACTGGTGTAGAGTTCAATGCAATGGGGAATAACCCATAGAATGTATATTCTAACTGCTTATTGTAGTCTCTGTCAAACTTGACAATTTTTGTACTATCACACTTATATTCTTCTGGATATCTCATTCTGAAAAAGTATCCATCTCTCGAAGGAGAAACACCAGAACCAAAAGAGATAAACTCTATCCAGTGCTCCAAGAACTTCAACGATTTGTACGCATTGTCAACATAGAACTCCAAGTCAATTTGTGTGAACAAACGGGTGTGTGCCATCTTCTCAACGACACCCATGTAGTTTCCAGAAATGTCTGCTGTTCCCAAAGAACTTCCAGGCAGAACGGCAGAATTGCACAGAAGACCAACACTCTCGCCAATGAAGCGAGCATCAATTCCTCTATATGCAAGGTGTCCTCTCAGTGGGAAAGACAAACCACCAAAAATAACTTCGTAGTGTGAAGTTTGTGCTAAGTTAGTTACGAGTGGTTTGAACTCTGATATCTTTCTTGGAGTAGGCACTCTAAATATCTTATATGTGATTGTTATAGTTATTTAGATGTCATATAAGGGAAAATATCAACCTTCACATCCCAAAAAATACAAAGGAGACCCAACCAATATCATCTATCGTTCTCTTTGGGAACGTAAGTTTATGAGATATTGTGATATGAATGAGTGTATCTTGGAATGGGGTAGTGAAGAAATGTTCGTGTGGTATCGTTCTCCAATAGACAATAAAGCACACAGATACTTCCCAGACTTTTACATCAAAGTAAAAGAGTCTTCTGGTAAAATTAAAAAATATATCATCGAAATCAAACCTCTACGTCAAACTGCTCCTCCACCAAAACCAAAGAGGCAGACAAAAGGTTACCTGCGTGAGGCATATGAGTATGCTAGAAACCAGGCAAAGTGGGAAGCAGCAAAAGAATGGTGTCTTGATAGAGGTTTTGAGTTCAGAGTCTTTACTGAGAAAGAACTAGGTATCAAATAATGCCAAGAAAGACAGTTAAAGAACAAAAACAAAAAAAGGTTACGGATACTGATACTAACCGTAACCGTGTTCGTGCTGTCACCGATGGTCTAGTTGGAACAGAAGACCCAGATGATATCATGCTTGAACTGATAGAAGTTTTAAATGAAATACCACCGACACAAGTTGAGTCTGGAAAGTTCTACATCTTCGTTTACAACCCCAAAACTCCAAACATTCAATATGATCAAAACCCATTCGTAGCAGTCACTGATGTGTTTGGTTGGGGTTTTCGCGGTATCAACTTCCATTGGTCAGAAACACGCCAATACACATGGAATGAAGTTCCTGGTGGAATATATGAAGTTTACTCATCGGAAGTAAAAGATTTGCAGGGTATTCCTTTTGGAAAGTTCCGTCTAAATAGTTAGAAAAGGATAAATGCCTGATTCTGCACTTGGGTACAACCTGGCACAGGAAGGAACTGATCTTAATAAGACTGGTTCTGGAGGAGGAGAAAAGCCTAAAAAGGCACAGTCTCTTCGATATCCCCTGAAAAGAATTGAGAATAAGAGTGACTACATGGAGATTCAGGTTATAGAATATGAACCTCCTGGTTTTTTAAATACTGGTCAGAGTGCGACTGTATCCTTTCAAGATGAAAAAACCAAACAAAATGATAGTATTGCATTAACATCTATTAGAACTGGAACTGAAGCAAATAGAAAGAAAAAGGCAAAAAAATATATTTACCTACCCATACCACAAAACTTATCAGATACAAACTCCATCACCTGGGGAGATGATAGAGTAAACCCTCTCGAAGCATTTGGATTGAGTGCAGCAACAGAAGGAGTACAAGGTTTCAAAGAAGCAAAAGGTCAAGTATCAAAATTCTTCCAAGCTGTTGGCGGTCTTGGGGGAATAGTTGGTCAAAATAAAGATGTTATTAATGCAACAATAGGTGGAGCATTATATAACACTCTTGGTGGTAATGTTAGTTTGCAGTCAGTCATAACAAGATCCACTGGACAAATCCTCAACCCAAACCTTGAGTTATTGTTCCAGGGTGTAAACATCAGGAGTTTCTCCTTTGTCTTCGACTTTGCTCCAAGAGATCAAAGAGAAGCAAGAGAAGTGAAAAAGATCATAAGAGCATTTAAAGAATCGGCAGCAGCAAAAGATGAGTCAATCGAAAAACTTGGAAAAGTTTTTATCAAGTCGCCAGATGTCTTTATAGTTAAGTTTAAGACTGGTGGAAAAGATCATCCTTTCCTGAACCGTTTCAAACCAATGGCACTTGTCGATATGAGTTTGAACTACACAGCATCAGGAACTTATGCAACTTATCAAGATGGAACACCAGTTCACATCCAAATGTCCTTGACATTCAAAGAACTCAACCCAATTTATGCTAGTGACTATACAGAAGATAAAGAAGGAAAACTTGGAGTAGGTTACTAAAATGAGTTATTTCAGAGAACTTCCAGACTTAGAATACCAGTCAGTAGTAAGTGATAGAAACTCATCACTCGACTATGTAACTGTCAAGAACTTATTCAGAAGGGCAAAACTTCGTGACGACTTACAGAATGTATTCACGCTCTTCAATAAGTATCAGATAAGAGATGGTGCAAGACCAGACACAGTTGCAGAAGAAATCTATGGTTCACCAGACTATGACTGGGTGGTCCTTATGTCAGCAAATATCACTAACGTAAGAGACCAATGGCCACTTTCTGATAGAGACTTGTATCGCTTCTCAGAAGAGAAGTACACTATTCAGAAACTAACTGACGTAAAATATTATGAAACAACAGAAGTCAAAGACTCTTCTGGAAGACTTATTCTTCCTGCTGGGAAAGTAGTAGATAAGACTTTCACTATTCCAGACCCATCCAATCCTCTTGCAACTCTGAACCCAACAAGAGGTGTTTCTAACTACGAATACGAAGTTAAAAAGAACGAAGAGAAGCGTGGTATTTACCTTCTAAAACCAGGATATCTCCAACAGTACATCGAAGACTTTAGGTCAGCAATGTACTATCAGAGATCATCTCAGTATGTGAACGATAGACTTATAAGAACTGAAAATACTAGAAATACTTCACCATAGTAGTTTCAACTTCTTATCAAACATCATAACGTAACGGTGCTTGCGGGAGCGGTCTTTCCATTCTCCCTCAGCACCTTTTATTTTGCCGCGTGAATGTTTGGTGCCGTCGGCGTAGTAGAAGTCTTTCTTAGCATCTGTAAGCCCACAATATTTAAAGTTGCAAGCACGATAAATTGTGCCGTCATGATACTCAGAATCAGCATAAGAAATGATCGCTGAGACTTCTGTGTCCTTGCGAAACTGTCTAATCGCTTTTGCAACGAACCAAGAAGTAATGTTGTACTCTTGTGACTGCGTATCTGGGTGGATGCAGAGTCTAGAGAGTTCGAAGAGTCCTTGCTGTTCATTTCTTCCAAGACCGAATGCTCCTTGCGCTACTTCTGGAACAGGGAGTCCAGTGAATATAATCACTCCCTGAATACCACCAATATTTAGAGGTGAGAAGTCGTTTTTCTTATAAAGACCGTAGTTATATCCTGACTTGAAACCTTTTGAAATATCTTTAAGATAATGAAACCGCAGAAGTAACTCTGCGGCTTCGGTCTTACTTACTCTGTCAATGTAATAGTCAGTTTTCACTTCAATAGTAAGTTAACATATGCTGCGACCACTAGAAGGGTCAGACAGATTTGATTGTACTTCATCGCCCAAACTTACGGTCCATGCGTAGTTTAATGTAATACATGCCGATGACCCAGAGGGAGAAGAGAAACCCTTCTCCGTAACTTAGGTTCATCCAGGCATCTAGTGCCTCTCCCATATCACTCTTCTGCCAGACGGGCGAAGTAGGACAGGGTATCGTCGTCTTCATCTTCATCAGAAGAAGAGGAGCGAGTGGGTTGCAGAGAGTTCAGGTCGCTGCGGAGGTCTTCGGTGAGTTCACGGGCAGAACCACGGGTGTTCTCTTCCTCTTCATAGTCTTCCTCTTGGAGACGAGGAGTGCCCTTGTTACCCAGAACATAGTCCAGACGCTTTTTCAGTTCGTCATAGGACTTGAACTGGTCAGCAGCAACGATCTCAGCAAGAGAGTACTGCTTCTTCCACACTGCTTCCATTGCTTCATCATCGTCCAGAAGTGCATCAGGACGGGCGAACTCGGAAGAGTCATAGTTGCGGTAACCAGCAACGTTCTTCGCCTTCAGTTTGAAGTTGGCACCCTGCCAGAAGTCGAACGGATCGATTGCTTCCTCATCCTCAAACTCAGGTTGCATTGCAGCAGTGAGTTTGTCAAAGATCTTCTTACCATACTTGAACAGGAAGACCTTACCTTCGTTCTCAGGGTTTGCAGGATCCTTGACCACGTAGATGTTAGAAACGTAGGTCAGTTTGCGCTTCTGCTTGCGTGCTGCTTCTTTACCAGCGTCGGTGCCGTTGTTCCACAGCATCGTGTTGTACTCAGACACAGGGTCTTTCTGACCAAGAGTGGTCAGGGAGTTCTCAATATACCAACCACCAGGACCTTGGAAGGCATGGGAGTACAGTTTGACGAACGGCAGGTCTTCGCCGTTAGGTGCAGGGAGGAAACGGATAACGGCATAACCATTGCCGCTCTTATCACACTCCAGTTTCCACAGGCGC